CTGGTTATCACATTGCCACTGGTGACATTGCCAGTGGTTGATACTGGATTGCTACCTAATGCAGCCAAGTTGGCCACCACGTTGGCATTGCCATAACTTGATGCGGCGGTGATACCAGTCAGTTGTGATCCGTTGCCCAGAATATAACTACCTGATATATTACCAGCAACTGTTAATGCATTGGTATTTTTATTAAAAGTAAATCCGCTGTCACCACCAAATGTGCCTGCGTCATTGAATTGTATTTCTGAGTCTGCGCCACCAGGTTCTGCGTTTCCTTGAGCGGCAATGTTATTTGTGATAAACTTTTGTTCTTCAAGAGTAATGTAAACATTTGCCCCTCTAAAATATCGACCGCTTTCGGCCAGCTGATTAACACCAGACGTACCGTCTGCATAGTAGCTGATTGCGCCTGGGTTTCCTGATGCTGTGACGCTGGCAGCTGTGGTTGCATTGCCATCGTTTATTGCAACATCAGTAGTTGCGGTGGCACCAGATGAAGATGGGGTATCAACCACAGTGTTTATACGTGCGGCAACAATGGGCTGTGTTGCTGTTGTTCCAGTGTCAACAGTGGTTGATAATCTTGCAGGAACCACAGTAGTTGCTGTTGTTGTTCCAGTGTCAACAGTGGTTGACGTATTAACCGGTGTGGTATTTGTAGTTGTTGTTGTGTACGGTGAGTCAACTGCGGTTGGTTTATCTAATGCCATGTTAGCGGTCCTTTTGTATATTTACCTGCCAACAAAAAACCCGCCGAAGCGGGTTTTTTGATTTGAGTACAATCTCGTATTAAGAGAAAGACAAGTTAGATACTGCAATCTCGCCAACATAGTCACCAGCGTTACCAAAAGAACTTGCTGTGTTAGTAAGTTCAATGTAACCGTAACGTGTCATGAATGACACGACTGGTTCGAATGTTGATGGATCCAGAACAACACCACTGCTCATCAAAGGAATGTATGGGCAGTAGAAAGCGGCTGCGTCAGCTTCTGAAGAACCTTTGTAGCCAACCAACACAGGTGTTGAGTCAGATGCATAAGAGTCAACAAACACACGCATAGCGCCGTTCAATGTACCAACAAACTTGGTGTTTGTAGGTGCTTCAAATGTGCCTTCTGTTGTACGAGCAAAAGCTGAAGTAGTTGCAGATTGCAACACTGTCAAACTTGCTGGAGATACAACAGCCCAGTTACCTGCGCCACGACGTGTACGTTGGGCGATCAAGTTAGCAACACGGTTGATCAAAACAGCCAATGCGGCATGCTCGTCACCAACGAATGTAGCTGTACCAGATACGGTAGCTTGGTTGTATGTGAACTCAGTTTGAGCCAATGAGCGCAAGCTCAAAAGAATCTCTTGGTCAATTTCAGCTGTAATTTCTTGAGCCAAAGCTGCCATGATTTCTGCTTCAACGTCAATACCATGCATGGCTTGTGCGTCTTGAGCAGCTTCAAATGTCCAACGTGCTTGTAACTTACGTGTTTTAGCTTCAACAGCTTGCTTCAAGATTTGCACGGAGATCTGACGACCACCAGAACCTTCAAGAGTAGAAGTGTTTGCACCAGTATAAGTGGACTGTGTAGGCTGTACTGCACCGGCTGTAACAGTGGTAGCAGAAGAGTAAGCCTGTGCAATTTTGAACGGGCTCAATGCTTCTTCACCAGCAACAACGCTAGTTGCGGCTGCACTGTTGTCAGTCATGTTGTTGGCATAACGCACACGTAATGTGTGAATTTGGCCAACAGGACCAGTCATCGGCTGCACACCAACGATTTCGTTGGCAATAACAGTCGGCATAACACGTCGAATAACCGGTAAAATTACACGGTTAAGAGTTGCAATGTTACCAGATACAGTGGAACCTGCACTGGCATTTTCTTTCAAGTACTTACGAGTGTTTTCTAAAATAACACCCATTGTACCGCGTCGTGAGCCTTTTAGGCCTTCCATGAGGGCTTCTTTAGTCTCGTCCCAACGGCTTTCTAATAGTTCTTGTGACATTAAAGTCTCCTAAATTTACTATATTATAGACCAGCCAGGCGCTTGATATCAATCACATTGCTGTGATTGTTTTCTTGCACGGCTGGCGCGGTTTTATCACCAGTTACTGCTCGAACACTTTCACTGATCACTTTTTTGGCTTTCGGTGTTGATTCGGCAAGTACTGCTGGTAGATACTTCTCGTATGCGTTCTTGAGACGAGACGTCTGTACGCTTTCCAAGAGATCTTTCATTACTCTTTGCTTGTCCTCATTTAAAGGAGCAAGCAATTCTTCCATTGTGCCGTTACGCTCATTGGATTCATGAATACTTTTGATCTCTTTTTCTTTCGCAGTCACAAGACTTTTTGCATCTTGTGCCACACGAATTGCTTCACTCAATTGACGTTCTCTGTCCGCGATTGTTTGGTTCAATTCACGCACACGCTTGTTTTCACGAAGGTGTGTGTTACTGAACTCAGACGCATACGCTTCAAAGATACGTCGACCAAAGTTGTTCTCGCGAGCAACTTCAATGTCTTCCTTGAGTTGTTTAAGCTCTTGTTTGAGATGGGTGGTAACTGCCTGGGTCATCTTGTGGGCACTTTCTTTTACAAAACGTGCCTTGAGTGACTCAAGTTTATTTCGAGCTTCACTGACCAAACGAACTTTGGTTTCAACCAATTCACGTTTGTCCTGTGCAAATTCCATAATTTCTTCAGCAAGGGCTCTGACAACAAACTTCTCGAGTTTCTCGATAGATTCATTATGTGATTTGCGGTCTTTACGCAACTCACCCAGTTCCTCTGCAAGTTTTGCAACCATAAAGTTGTCAAACTTACTTGCAGATTCTTGCATTTTTTTCTTGGAATTTACACGATCTTCTGCTAGCTTTCGCTTTTCTTCGGCTAATTGTAAAATTTCGCCTTGCAGACTCTCTGTTACCATCCGATCTAGGGCTTCAACCATTACTTGTTTGTCATGCTCGTAGCGTTGTGCGAATTCCTCACGGAGCTCGCTACGTACTTGATCTTTGGCCTCAGATAATTTTGCTTCCCAAGCTTCATTGAGCTCTTGGCTAATATCTTCGTTAATCAAGCCGCTATCTAGCAGTGGTTTAATTGCATCTAACATGCGTTTCTCCTAGATTAGATCTTGAGATCCTTGATAAGGCGTGTTACTTCCTGTTTCAAGTATCTCTGCACTTTGTTGTCTTTGCTAGATTCCCGTGCAATTTCTAAAACTTTATGACCATACTTCATGTTCTGAAGTCCTTCATAAATTGCTTTAGGATAAGCATTTGGGGCACTAGGTTGAGCAACAACATCAACAGTGACTATTTCAAAGTCACTGACATGTCCGTTATTTTCACTGACATTTCCCGAACCTCTAGAAGAAACGCCAAGTTTCACACCGCTTTCAAGCATGGTGCGCACCAAATTACCCATTGGTGTAGGGAGTATTTTTAATTTTCCAAATCCGTTTGGACCGTCCATCCACATTTCTGTGATCATGTGACTAACACGATCAAGGTTGATTTTTAAATCGTCAGGGTGGTCAACTTCACCAAGAACACTGTAGCCACTGCTAAGTTGTTCGTTGAGAGTGCCAACTGCTCGTTCAATCTCATTAACTGGATAAACACGCTCGTTGGCGTTCTTGACACCGCCCTGAATGCAAATGCCTTTCATGTAAAGATCCTTGCCATCGATGCCCTCAACAATAATGCGAGCAGCGTCAAAAGTAAGGTGTTCTTTTAAAAGAGCCATTTACTTCAATTCCTTATCGAACTACAGATTTAGTGTTAACACCGCTGGCTTGTGCCAAGTGTGGTTTTGTAGCTGGGGTTGGATTTTGTGTACCCTGTGCTGGAGTGTTGCCAACTTTACCAATTAATTCCTTGGTTGAGTTGCTGTAAGCACCTGTAGCATCATGCTTGCCACCTTCATTGGTGCCAGCACCTACTGGTTTTGCAACAGCACCACGGGCACCACTATTAGCGGCAACAACTGCTTTTTTGTTAATGCCTGATTCTTCGCTTTTAACTGGCGCAGGGGCAGACTTTAAACTAACGTTTTCGTTGAACATACCTTCTGTTTCAAGTTCGTCGTCAGCAACTTCAATATCAGTCATGCCGTCATCGTCGGCTACATCCATGTCCATGTCCATGTCCATGTCACCGTCCATGCCGTCCATGCCGTCCATTTTTTCGTCGCCCATGAGAGCTTCAAATTCGGCCATGAGTTCATCTAGTTTGTCTTCAAGATCAACTACGCGATCTTCTAATTCTTCTTCGCCGCCCATGTCTGCATGGTGGTCTTCGCCTTCTTCATCGCCTTCCATGCTGATACCTTCTTCTTCAGTTTCAACATCGTCGATTAAATCGTCGGCTTGATCGCCACCAAGAGACTCTTCAATGTCCTCATCGGCAGCTTCGTCAATCTCTTTACCTTCTTCGGATTCGTCATCCTGCATCATTTCTTCATAGATCTGACGACTCTTTTCCACAACGATATCATGAAAAAGTTCGCGGGCTCGTTGTTGCTCATCATTGATCACGAATTCGATCAATTGTTCAAATTTTGTTGTCATAATTTCTCCTGGGTTAAATGTCTCTATAGTATATTTACACGTAGATAAAGAAAACCCACCTTTAAGGTGGATTTTTAGTACAAAATGTTAATTTTTTTTTAAATTTGCATATCAAAGCGTCGGTTCTTGCACAGGTGGTGAATATTGTGTCTTGACCCTCTTTAATTTTTCTTTAAACTCATATTGTCTTAAATCATTGAGTTGACGTAGCTTATTAATTTGTCTTAGAGTCAATTTGGTTTTTCTCAAATCGCCCAGACGGGGCTGCGAATTATCCTGGGCAACATCTTGATACCCTGATGGCGCTGGTTTATAAAGTTCAAGTAGTATCATGTTAGTATTTATACTGTGGGGGCAGCACCAGCGGCTGGTTGTTGTCCTGGGGCAGATGCTGCCTGTTCCGGTGAAGTTCCTGCTGGTTGTTCCATTTGCCCAAGTTCACCAGCTGTGGTAATATCAGACTCTAAATCAGCTGGAGTAATACCCACTGAACGCAGATCAGAACCAGATGCTGCCGGAGATTCAGGTTCAGCCCGCTCCTCATTCCAGAGCTTTTCGTTTTCACTAATTTCTTCTTCAGTTAATCCCAAATAGCGTTTGAGCAAAAATCTCTTGCTTAGGTAGGGTACCTGATCCAATGTTGAATAGACGCTGACTCGTGTGTTGTCCAATTCAGCTTCGCGGTAACTGGCAAAATTCTGTGGTGGATTAAATGTAATCGAAAACAACCCTGAATCAATGTTGAATCCTCGCCAGCGCATGAACATTTTAAATTCGTCATCAAGTTTTTGTATGACCAATCTCTGCAAACGCTCACAGTACTGATTAAAGCGATATTCTTGAATTAATGCTGTGCCCACGCGACCATCGCTCATTGGACGATCACTGTCGTCGGGTCCAGTTGGCAAATAGCTACTTGGCACACGCAAAGCACGTACCATTTTGTTGTTAAAATATTTTAAATCGTCAATTTCGCCCAGGTTACTACCGCCGGGTAACACCTCAACACTGGATCCTCGACCGTCTGCTGTTTGCGGAAAAAAGTAATCTTCATTGATACTCAACGGATTATAACTAGAATCCATGATGTGTTGATTGCCGCCACCGTCACCACCAGTGCGGCTGGGAATTCTACGTTGATGTATTTCGTTTTTGACTCGTTCAACAAAACTCATGGCCAAGTGACTTGGCATGTTGCCCACGTCAATTTTAAATACTCTACGTTCAGGAGCACGAGCAACACGATAAATCAGTACAGAATCTTCTAAAAGTTCTTTTTGTTTGAAAACTTTGAAAATAGTTTCCAACACACTCATACCAAAAGGCCAATAAAAATCCAGTCCCTCTGTTAGACTCAGGTGCACAATATGCTTGGCGTCTAACACAGCTTCGTTCATGGCTGCTGAAAAACGACTACCGCCCGAACCGGCCATTCCGCCGCCCTGGGCGCCAGGCACTGTGTAGTTTGAAGGTGCTGTGTAACCTGAACTAGCAGGATTACTTTGATAGTCAGTTGTGGTTTTTGCAGCCACAGTCATGTTTTGAAAGTTAGGATTGATATCACGAATCACATACTGTTCGGGACGTTTACCTTCGCTTTCGTTAACAATAACTCTAGCAACCTTGGTCATGTCCACCCAGAACAATTCAAACGTTTCGGGGTCTCGTAAAAATACTTGGTCTCCGTACTTGATACAGTTACGGAAAATTCTAAAAATTCGTTGGTCTAGCTTGTTGAGCTTGGTCCACTGCTGTAGTTGTTGTTTGATCAAACGTATTTCGTTGTCAGTGGGTGTGTCAAAATATTTTACTTGGAATGGCAAATTATCTTGTGGGTCCGTCTGAGTAGAAAATTCTGACAAAATATCAAGACATGCATTGATTTCAGAATCCATGTCCATGGCTTCGTACTGGTTGTACCGCTCAATACGATTTGGGTGTCCTGTATACACCTCTGGCAAGCGGCTGGCATAGTTACGATAGGTGATGTCAGCATGACCCTGAAGCGGTGGCCTCCCATCGTTTCTGCCATAGCCTGGCAATCCTGATTCACCGCGGCCACTGAGTGGACTTAGTTCACCACTTGAATTTGCTACCTTAAAATATTTTTTCCACGACATAGTCTATTACTTATAGTTAATTAGCCGACACTTGCAATATACGTTCAGCTGTGCTGTTGTTTCTGCGCTGTAAATCCACAAGATCAGACAGTAATCTGGACATTTCACCCGACGTTTGCCCACGTTGCATCGACACAAACTCACGCAAATCTGTTCTTAAATTTTCAATTGCAGTTCCAAGGTTGTCCATTCCGCCGCCACCACCGGACCCAAGATTGACTGGTATGCTTTCACCGTCGGGCAAAGGAACCACTGCTTCTGACCCGTGTAAAATAGCTCTATAACCCGAAGTTGGACCACGCAAAATACCACCATTGGCCGCATATCCTACGTTGCCCATTTTTTTATCTGCCCAGGCCTTGAGATCTCCAGCTGTGCCCACATTGTTAAACACCCCTGGATTACTATCTATCGCATCTGGATTAACTACTTCTTGAATTGGTGTTCTGTCTGCTGCCGCTAACACACGACTGGCTCCGCCTGGACCTAGAAAATGTGCTAGATACAATGCCGGATCCGATGATGGTAATTTTTTGCTCAACAAGAATTTTCTATTGCTGTCAGTGAGTTGTTTGGCAGCTTCTGCTTGCAAGCCAGTGTCTGCTTGCATTTCTTCAAATGTTTTTCCAAATAATGGATTATCTT